AGGCTAGAACTAAATGAAGCTGATGTAAGGAAAATCGCGGTAAATGCTGATTTGACGATAGCGGAAAGAATGGCGGCAAAATGGGCTTTACGTTGTCTTACTGATGATACAACGAGAGGTGGCATCCCTTTGGCGTCTTATGATATTGACAGGCTGATGGATCGAACAGTGGGCCGACCATCTCAACAAGTCAATATAAGCGAAGAGCATAAGACCATAAATGTTATTAGCTTGACGCGCGAGGCTCTTGATGATGCCAAGGATGCGCTGCAAATCGACATATAGTCACGGTTCTCTCTATACCCCGCGTTAACGCACAATAGAGTCACGTTTTTGTTTAGAAGCGTGATTGATCGAATTGCCCCTCAAGATGTGTGTGTTAACGCGTGTATCTTGGCGGCTCACCATCCTGACCCGCCTCTCAGATCGGGCAACGGATCCGTAAGGATAACGCAACTATATTCCACACAACATATTTCAAAACATTGACTGCCGTTAACAGGCTTTTATTTTATTTTCAAAAACTCACCCCAACCCCTTGACTGCCGTTGGCAGGTATGGTAAGATAACGATATGGCACTTGACAGCAACAACAAAAGTTTCAAAGAGCTGATGGACAAGGCTATTGAGGAAAGCATCCCTACCCCGGAAGAGTTCTGGGGCATAATCGGTTCGTCACCGCAGTTCCTTGGCACGGCCCCTCAGGACCGCGAGCTTCTCGCCGAGCTCCTTGGCACCAAGGAGCTTCGTTACAAGTTCGAGATTTCGTCAACGGGCGGCTTAACCATTACGGATAGAGGGCCACGATCATGACGCGTTCAGACATCCCCGACGAGATCAGCACCCGTGCCTTTGACAAGGGTGAATACGTCACCGCCGAAACCAAGGAGGAGACGGATGACTGGCACGACCAGATGCAGGGCCTTCAGGATATTAGTGATGTGCCTTTGTTCTTGCGTGACCGCGACCAGCTTGAAGAATTGCCAGCCTCTGCGGCGGGTCGCGCGATGATGGCTGAAGACGAGTTCTTTAATAAGAAGCCAAGTTTATGGCAGAAGGTAAAGCGATGGGTGACTGGGAGTATATAAGAACAGGATTCGGCGACGACGCCGAGAACTTGCATTGCGGCGACTGTAAGGTTGCTTGGACTGGGCCACCTCGTTGTCCAGAGTGCGGCAAGGCAAATGAGTATAATGAGCGGACCCTCGATCACGAGGCGTACGTTAATGGCGTGTTTCTTCCTGTTGTTCAGGAGGTATTTGAAGACACGTTTTCGGTAATTGATTCCCCTAAATGTTTGGAGCATCCAGATGGCGACGACAGTTAAAATTGGTGACAGTTTAAAGTTTCATTTGAACGAGCAGGAGATTCATGGTTTTAAAACCTTCGGCGAGCCCGGCACTGACGGTCCTCACGAGGCGGAGGTTGTGGCTGTTGTGGGGGATGGTGGGCATGTGGATGTCGAGGCGATTGATAGCAGGGGCAACAAGCACCGCATCAACAACCTTCCAGTGAGTCCAGCCAAGTCAGGGCAATCTTTTGTTACAGGTTGCGAGGCAGTTACCGAAGTGGAAAAGCCACTTGGGACAGCCACATCAGAAGAGTCATCCACTACCTTGGATGGCTCTGCCGCCGTAGATGACATCGTTTCTAACGATCCCTCGGATGGTACTTTAGAAACATCGGATTAACCAAGCCCCCGGTAGCCGGATCGTCGGGGTTCCCTCGGCGGTTCGGTTTCGCCCGCTGTGATCCGACGTTGATCTACCCTGCCCCACAAAGGCACTTTGATGGGATGGGATCTGCAGAGCGTCGGGGAGTGGGCACTAACTTGTCGGTGCGGATTCATATTCGCCGCTTGTATAATGACGCAGGCTCTTGCCATAACCTTCAGCGAAAGCTGACCGTTGCCAGCAAGAGCAGGTGCTCCTTTAACCTCCGCATGATGGGGGTCGTGTACAAGGATCATGGCTGATTTTTTAACGTATTCTCTTTCTCCTCCGGCCTCCACCGTTTTTCTAGGCGGTGGAGGCTTTTTCTTTTGGCATTCCGAGGTAGATGGTATGCCCCCGGGTGAACATACTTGCTGCTGCGGGTACTCCTATGGCGATGTACCCACCGCCATGGCGGTCCATGTAGAACAGGTCGCTCCCGCAGAGTGCTAGTTGGAGCCGCCGCTTTAGCGATGCGTTCTCGGCTTGCAGCGTTGCTAATAATTCATTCATTACAAATACTCCGTGGCGTGTCCTTTGCGGATCAAGTGCTTGTTAACATCGGTTCTGTCGTGATAAATCGTTGCTAACCAGCGACCATACTTGCCTTTTCCGTGCGTCCTAACCAGCACTTCTTTATGTAAGATCAAACTTCGCAAATAGTCTCTTGCTTCGTAGGCTCTTTTCTTAACGTCGCCGTGAGTGCCGCGCAACTCAGGTGTATCAATACCCTTGAGTCTTAGTTTGGCTGATTTAAGAATGATACCGAAACCAATGTCCAAGTCGCAAGTCACAGTGTCTCCATCATATACTCTTGTGATCATACCCACGTTAAGTCTTGTTGGTTGGCGACTCATAGTCTCTCCAATGCATCAATGCCATCTTGGATCTTCTGGCTGTAGCCCTTCAGTTCTTTGATGTGTTTCCTGCGTTCGTCGTCAATGTTCTTGCTGTCGCGGGTCTGGGACGCGAGCACGCCATTGATGATACCCCTGCTGATTAGCAGTGCGTGGCTTACTGTTTCACGGTTGGTCATTTCCATAATTATTTCCATTCTCTGCTGCCGATTCGCTCAATGCGTTCGGCGGGGTTAAGGTGATTAACGTACGTGTTGGTCGTTGCAATGTTACTATGCCCCAGTTGCTGCGAGATCATATGGAGCGGGACGTTTTCGTTCACGAGCTCATAGGCATGGGAGTGTCTCAGCCCGTGAGCATGGACACGATGTTCGATACCAGCTCTTTTCCCTATTCGCTTTAACATGTGTCTCACGTATGATGTATCGAGAGGTGTTCCATGCAAAGTGCAGAACAACAATCCCTTGGGCTTGACGGCGACCCACTGCTCGATGAAGACGAGGGTGCCTTGGTCTACAGCGACCACGCGAGATTTGTCACCTTTACCGTGCCGTACAGTAATGGCTCCTCTCTTGGAGTCAATGTCTCGTGCAGCAAGGTTGAGGGCCTCGCTACAGCGTAGTCCACTGCGGTAAAGTAGGGCGATTAAGGCTCGGTTACGAAGTCCGGTAGCTCCACGACCCCGGGCTTTAAGAAGTGCTTCGACTTCCTTGGGCGTGCAGATGCCCTCAAGTGCAGGGTATTTTTTACCCTTGTTGGCTGGAATAACCATGTGTGTGCTCCTTTTAAAAGCGTGATCCTAGGAGTATAGACTGCCAAAAGCAGTCTGTCAAGTTTATGACTGTAGCAATTGATCCAACGCCACTTTCTCACCAGCCCGTGTCTTACGGGATTCAGCAGCATTACAAGGAGCACGACCTCACGTATGAGAATGACGTATGGGAATGTCCAGAGACGGGGATGGTGGTGCCCAAGTTGTTGGATAAGAACTTGGCTCACCGGGCCAAGGTGTTGGATTATTGTGATAGCACGGAGCGGAGAGAGACGATCATGTCGATCTGCGCGAAGAGTCCTAATTACTGGTTAAACATTTTTGCTTGGACGCATCGACCGCAGTACACCAGTATTGATGGTCGTATCCGTGGAGCTGGTGCCAAGTGGCAGGACAGGGATGGGAACTGGCACAAGGAGCCGGGTCAGCATGCACCGATTATTACTTGGCCCGCGCAGGATTTGTATGTCGATGCGATGCACAAGTGTTTCTCGCAGGGCGGAACCTTGATCGCGGATAAGTCGAGGTCGCAAGGTGCGACCGTGTTGGCGATGTACATGATCGCTTGGGGATTGCTGTTCGATGATGGGTTCACCGCGTTGGTGATCTCGCGTAAGTCGGGCATGGTGGACAACGCCAGCAAGAACTCACTCTTCGGCAAGGTTGATTATGTGTTCAGCAAGTTGCCGGGCTGGATGATTGATGAAGGCAGGGACATCGAACGTCGCCGTGGTAACGAACCTTTGATCATGAACTCGGCGAACAATGACGCACACATCATTGGCGAGACATCCAACAAGGATGTGGGTCAATCGTTGAGGACGACGGTGACGTTGGTCGATGAAGCGGCACGTTTCCCTGACGGTCGTGCGTTGCTTAAATCGATCGACACCGTGTCGGCGGGTTACATCTACGCTTCGACACCAGCTGGACCCGGTACCGAGTTTAGCCAGTTGCGAGAGAAGGCGATGACACCGGAAGGATCGGAAGAGATCACGGTCGTCACCTTGGGTTACTGGGACCATCCCGACATGGGCAAGGGTAGGGAACTTGTTTGTGATACTGATGGCATCGTCACCGGCAAGGCGGGGAGTTACTTCTGGGAGTCGCCCGCGTTTCGGGTTGCGAGAGCCAAGTCAACAAACCCAAGAGACATTCGTGAAAACTGGTTGGTCGATCACGATACATCGGGCTTGTTGCTGATTGATTCAAACTCGCTGGCGAAGATGAAGGGCACGCTGCGGGAGCCGGACATCAAGGGGACATTCGATCCGGTGCATATGACTTTCCAGAGGAACGTCGCGGGCAAGATGAAGCTCTGGTGCAAGTTGGACAAGTACGGTTCGCCCAACATGAATGACAACTACGTGATCGGCTGCGACTTGGCCCAAGGGGTGGACGAGAGCCATACGGCGATTACGGTGATGAGCAGGACGACAGGGCAGATCGTGTGCGAGTATGTGGATCCTGCGATTGATCCGTACTCGGCGGCTAAGCTGGTGGCGGCGATGGGGGTCTGGTTCGGTGGGCAACATGGACACGCGTTCGTGATCTTCGAGCGGAATGGGCCGGGGCTGCCGTTCGGGCACGAGCTGGTGCGGTCAGGCTACCCGTTTATTTACTACCAGCGGCTGGAGGATCGACGCATCGCCAAGAAGACAAAGCGGTGGGGCTGGCAGAGTACTGGGGATACGAAGGAAATTATGTTCGCCACGCTCAATAAGTACATGCAAAATGGATGGTTTTTTACTTATTCTATGCAGGGCTGGGCAGATATGGGTGGCTGGGTCTATGATGATTCGGGTAAGATAGTGTGCGGCAGGTTGCGTGATTTGTCCACCGGAGCACAGACGCGACACGGTGACATTGCGATCGCCTATTGCATGTGCGTGATTGGAGTGACCGAGGCACCGCACTTCGACACCAGCCAGCCTAGATTTAGACCGGGGACGATGGGATTGTTGGCCAAGCATGGCCAGACCAAGCTGAAGACAGAGTTACCTGACCCTTTTGCAAGGCGATAAAATATGGCGTTTGATACAAATGAACTGCACATGTATGAAGAAGTTCACGCTGCAGAATTGCACCGGGACATGCATCTTCGAGTGACTGGGGATTTGATTAAAGATTATCACGGGCCGCACTGGCGGGAGGACCGCTTTGATGCGGTGGCTCCTGCACCAGAGAACCACGCTCTTGAGTGGCTGGCACTGGTGACCAACAAGATTATCTACGACAACCCCACGGTGAAGATCAGTAGTCGTCACTCGGGCATGGATCCGAAGATGATGGCCCGCTTTGAAGGGGCGATCAACCAGTGGGCGAATATGCAGGATCTCTGGAAGACCTTGATGAAGGTCTGGTACGACTCCGCGTTTGGTTACGGCGTGATACGGACAACGCTGGGTATGATGCCGGGGTACAAAGGCTTCCGCGTCGCCAGTGGGCAGCAGATCAAACCGCAGTGGCCGATCTCTCGACGTGTGCCACCGCATCGCTTTATCATCGACTACCGTTGTGAAGAGTTCCAGCAGGCTCGCTTTATGGGCCACGTTTGGAAGAGGGATCATAAAGATCTTCTCAAGCGAAAAGGATTCAACCATGACGCAATCAAAAAAATTGCGTGGGATGTCGGTCTCGAAAAAATTGGGACGCCGACCAATGATTACAAGAACGGGCCGTCCCGCAAGGAGATCGTCGGTTACGAAATTTGGGTGCCGGAACATACACTACCGGAAGCGCGTGGCCGCATGGGTGTCCACGGAACAATTTTCACAATGGGCGTCGGGGTCAACGGTCGCGATGTGTCGAGGCCGCAATGGATCAAAAAACCGAGGCCGTATTATGGACCCTCCACAGGTCCATATACCATGTTTGGAACGTATCATGTACCGGGCAGTGTTTATCCCCTCAGCCCCCTCGCTGCCACTTACCAGCAAGTTAAAGAACTCAACGCCCACTCCGTCGCCGCTTCAAGATCCGCTGCAGCCTATAAATCCTTCATCGGATACAACCCAGCAAATCCGAACGCGGGGCTGGCGGCAAAGCATGCTCGCAATGGGGAGGTGGTACCCATCGAAAATATGAGTGAGGATATCCGCGAGCTGCAAGTTGGCGGGGTGAAGCCGGAGATGTATGATTATTTGGGCAAGCTGCATGAACGTCGCGATCGTGTGACGGGTTTGTCCGACGCGGCACGCGGTAACGTGACAGGTGTTGGTACGGCGACTGAAGTTGCTGATGCGTCTGCGCAGCGTGACTCGCGGTTGTCGTTGGTCAAGAAACAATTCAACAGCCAGACGTCCGAGGTGCTCGACATTGCAGGCCACTTCATATTCAACAGTGAGTTCGTCCGCTTTAAAATGAGCAGTGCTGCGGCGTTGAAGATCAACCCAAGGCCCAAGAGTCTGCCCCAACCTTCCGAAGCAGACAAGATTGCAGCACAGATTGAAAACGGTGAGATCGACGATCCGTTTAATTTGGGTCTGCTGCCGTTTGGCAAACGTGTTGACGTGATTCGGGAGCAACTCGAATGGAATCCCGAGGTGACATTCCCTACTGACGAGCCCGGCGACCAGCTGGAGTCAATGGCCCAGATGACCGGGATGGCGTACGAGGATCTCCAGCTGCAGTTAGATCCCGCATCCATGGAACGTGTGGATCAGGCGTTGCTTCAGAAGCAGGCGTCGGACCAAGCGACACTGGTGAGCCAGATGGCACCAGTCATGTTGCAGACGCCGCACATCGAGTGGGAAATGCTGTTTGATACGTGGGGCTTGTCTCTAAACAACAGGAACTTTGCCGACTTGATCAAGGGCGACGTGCTTGCCCAGATGCAAGAGATGACGACAGGGATCATGCAGCAGCAGGCCGAGGGCCAACAGGGCGGGCAGTCTGGCGGCAGCCAGCAGCAGGTAGGCGTCGGCACTGGATCAGGCGGGGCTGTTGCATCTGGGCCGGGTGGACAGTATATTGATCAGGGACGTGCCAGTGGCAGGAACGTATCTAAAGCAGTCAGGTAAATTAAATGTCAAACAAAAAGCAGAAGAGCAATCTGTCTGAACTTCAGAAGCGTAAGCGAGCGAAGGACGCTATCCAAGATTCCAAGCGGCTGATCATGCCGAAGATCTTGGACGGTGACGAGGGGACGGAGATACCTGACATGCCGGAGAAGATTGATGAGGTGACTAGCAGTAAGACCTTCATTGATCAGGCAGCCCGCCGCATGCAGGTTTATGTCGTCTTTGATCATGTTGCCGAGAAGTATCACACCGAGTATCGCGGCATCATTACAGTGACGCAGCAGATGGGCCAGCACCGTCAGGAGAAGGACATTGCATTTTCTATCTTGATGAAAGAGGACACAGAGTTCCATCGCCAAGATCTGATCGAAGCTTACGTGTTGTTCTCTGAAAAAGCCCGCGAGTTCAAGGCGGGCATGTCCAAGAAGATCCGGGAACAATCGTCTACGCCAAAACTTTACACAGCATGATTTATCAATTCCAATCCGAAGATGGCGAGATCATTGAACGTGAATACTCCATGTCCAGCCCGCAAGCTGCAGGCAAGGGGATCACGGTCAAGGGCAAGAAGTACAAACGCATTCTTACCTCAGGCGCACATGCACCAGAGGTGAATAGCGGCTTCAAGGCTTACGTGTCGGTGGCCGCGCCCAAGGGTCTGGACAAGATTGATCCGTCTATCCCAATCGACAGAAAAACAGGCCGACCAGTGATTACGAATCACCGGCAAGAAAAAGAAGTGGCAAGGCTAACTGGCAAAGAATGGCTCTAACTGGAGACTCAAATGACGATTCCTAACGTAAGGCAAGAAGTGGACGTGGTCCGGCAGATCATCGCCAAGGTGAAGGCTGCATTGTCCTTGGTCGATGTAGCAGGAAACCCCTGTCAGTCCCACATCGGATCGACAGATGTCCTGCCCATCGCAAAGCTGGGTTATATGCTCGGCGTCAACCTCAATTCGATCGTAAACGAGTACGGCCAGCCCGCGTTGGCTGAAGATTTGATGCGGCCCGGGCAGTACCAATCGATCCATGTCAACACCCTGATTGGCTTGGTTGAAAACCAAATCCAGCTCATGTACAACTTGGGCCCGATCGCACCGACTGGTGTCGCCGGTGCTGTGGATTACGGACAGCAATCACTGCGAACAGAGGCACACTTTGGTCCACCCCCTGTTCATCCTCAGCCTCAGCCCGCGTTTGTTCCGCCTCCTTCCGTGTTACCGCAGTACGGTAACCAAGAGATCGTTCCACCTGTCGCGTACCCGCAGCAGCCTCCCGCACCTGCGACCTTTACGCCACAGCAGCCCGCCCCTGTCTCTGTGCAGCCACAGCAGGTAGATCCAACGATGGCAGCGATGTTCGGGCAACAGCAAGCAGCACCTCCCGTGCCGCAAGCACAGGCTCCATTGACACCCGGGCAGCAGTTAGGCTATGAACCGCTGCCCGGGGCGGTGCCTCAACAGGCTCCTATCCCTATCAACCCAGCGCAAGCCCTTGGCCTTGAGCCTCACCAGCAGGTTGCTCCTCAATTCCACGAGCCGACCGCAGCACAAGAAACCGCTGCCGCTGCTGCTGAACTAAAACCTGAACCCCCTCGCCGTCCCGGCCAGAGTCTGCCGAGTGCCGAGGGAAAAGCTAGTATCCCAGCCATTCCGGCTGGGTTGGTAGGGGGTGACGCTGCGACAGCGTTTGCCAATCAAAGCGAGGGTCATATCCCCACGATGGTGGACAGGATCCCCGCTGTAAATAGTTCGTACATGATGGTTGATGGGCCCGCGTTGGATCAGATGATGACCACTCGTGGCATCAGCTTCGATCCCGGCGAAGACAAGAGCTGGAAGGTCAGGCGTCTCGACGCTTACGATAATGCAGCTCGCGGCCAACTTTCACTTGCACAATCAAGGTAGCGCAGGCTATACTGGAGACAGACCATGTGGATTTTATTTGATCCAGAAGATGGTTCGCGGCCCCAAGGGGCTGCTGACACCGAGGTTGCAACGGCAGACGCCAATGTATCCACGGGTGAGGTTGACTCGAAACCTCAGACATTTAAGTACCAGAACCGAGAGTTGAACCACGGTCAGGCCCAAATGGTCGTGCAGTACCTCAAGGGGGATAGCACTAACCCTGCCATCCCATCTGACCTTAAAGCGTTTGCTGACGAGTCACCCAAGTCCGAGGCCACTGGCGAAACTCCTGCGACACCTCAGATTGGTGAGGCTAAGGCTGCCTCGCAGACTGCGCAAGCGGAAACTGCGGAACAGACCACGGCAACATCAACACCCAACGATCCCGGCAACGTGCAGGGCCAAACACACGATGCCGAAGAGTTGGCAAAAGCCACGCAGGCTTTGTTAGCGCAACAGTTCCCTAAAGAACTGGTTGAGCAAATGCCTCCCGACGAGCTGATTCGTCGCGGTGAAAAGGCTGCGAAATCGCAGGCTCATTTCAACCGTACGATCGGCGAGAAGAACTCTGCGGTCGAGTCTATGCAGGCTCAGATCGACGAGCTAAAGGCACAGCTTGATACGCGCATGAGCGAACCTGATGGCGACGACGACGATGGTTTAGCTTCCATGCTTCCTGACGACGAGCCCACGGGCTACGAACGTCATGAGCAAGCACTCAAGGAACAGGCCGAATCGCATCAGATAGAGCTTGATGCGGTGCGGGCTACCACTGAGGACCATAGTCGGCGTAGCGACGAAGCGTTCATTGAGATCGCAAGGCGTGATCTCTACTCGGAGTATCCTCAATTAAAGGACTCCGAGAAGTTCAAGGAGGTTCATACCAAAGTGTATGAACTCGCGAAGCTTGAGGGCTACCACGATGATGAATCTGGTGAGCCTGACATTCCTCTGTTAATGATGGATGCCTCTCGCATCGTGCTTGGACAAGAACAAGCAAAGCAACAGCAGTCGGATCTCACGACTCGCTATCGAGAACAAACCACTGGGCAACCAGACGATATAGATGATATGGCAGATAGTACGATTGAGGGTCAGCCGATGACCAAGCGAGAGAAGATGCTTTACGCATACGAACTCCAAACCGTTCATGGAAAAACCCCAGATCAGATCCGCCAAATCACGGATCGTATTCCCGAAGCAGCCGATTAGATCCGTACCGATAAGTACGGAGTATCCAGATGTTAAGCAATCATGCTGACTTCTTGGCGTCAACTCGTGACCAACGCGTCGTTTCAAAGCAAACGCTTTTGAACGAAGCAACTAAGAACAACTATTTTTTCTTCAGCACAATGATGAAGCGTGCTGAGCAGAAGTTCAAGGGTGGTGACAAGTTGGTTGACCGCATCCAAGGCGATGTGGCTGGCACGTTCTCGTTTTACAACCCCAATGATGAGTTTGCACCGACGCAACAAGACACGCTGAAATCAATCAGTGTGGACTGGGCGTTCGCACAATCTCATTATGTCCTAATCAAAGAAACTGCGTCGTTGAACTCGGGCGATCCTATCGCCTACCTCGACTACGTGATGTCGCTTGAGCAGGGGTGTGTTGTTGATACGATCAACGGACTCGAAGAAGCATTGTGGGCTAAGCCCGACAGTCGTACCATGGAATCGTCAAGTGCCGATCCCATTAACCCTCTCTCCCTCCTCTGCTTCAATACTCGTGACGGTCTGGCTCCAAGCTCGACCAACGGTGGCATCGCCACTGGATCGAGCGATTGGACAACTCTTCAGGGCCTATCACCTTCTAACGAAGCGTGGTACCGCAACAAGTTCAAATCGTACACGGCGGCAACGCCTGACAACCCCGATGCTGGTTTGATCGCCGCGATGGACGACATCGTGCTTCAGACCAAGTTCGAGTTGCCTGATGCGATGAACAAGTACGGCGAAAGCGAAAGCTTGCAGAAGCATTGCATCACGACCAGTCGTGACGGCATCGTCTTCTACAAGGCTCGCTTGCGTGCCTTGAACGATCGCATGGAACAACTCCGTGACCCGAACATCAACGGTGTTCAGTACAACGGCGTTCCATTGGTCTACGTGTCTGAATTGGATGGACTTGGTTGGACTGACAATCAGCCCGACTACATGTTCTGGGACTTTAATTACATCGTCCCATTCTTCCATTCTGACACGTACATGGACGAAACGATTTCCACAGGCGGAAGTCGTCAGCCCAACAGTACAGTCGTGTTCAAATTCACTTGGTACAACATGATCAACAGATCGCGTCGTCGCCAAGGTCGTTTGTTCGCAGCGTAAGTTTAAACCTGACAGGGGGCGGATGTTCCGCCCCCTCCCTTTTGTTATCACTGACGTAGTGGTAGCAAGACGAAGATGTCAACTCCCCAACAAGGAGGCAATTTAATGCCTAACGTCTCTAATTATTCTCACATCCTTCCCGGCATCCAGCGCGAAGGTAAACCCCTCCAACGTGCCGTCACACACTTTGACGACTTCATCGTTGGTGGATTCAAAGCGGACGCCGGACTGTCGATGGAAACCGATCCATCGTCAAAGTTCGGTACAGTTGCCAACGCAGGTGAATGGTTCCTTTCCCTCACGGGTACTGGTACCAACATCATCTCGGACGCTGGTCCCAATGGTATTCTTACTATGACGACTGGTGCGACCGAGAATGACTCGAATGAAATGCAGCTCAACGGCGAGTCTTTCAAGCTGGCCACTGGCAAGCGTTTGATCTTTGAAGTTCGTGCTAAGTTTGAAGACGTCAGTCTGTCAAACTGGTTCATCGGCCTTGCTGAAACTGAAGTTAACGTGATCGACGGCGTGACCGATTACATCGGTTTCTACAGCAACATCGACGCCAACGCCCAGTACGGCGTGGCCAAGAACGGTAGTGCTGCTGTCCAAGGCAGCAAGACTGCGGCTTCGACCACGCAAGATGGTGAAACCAATGGTGACACCGGGGTTGCCTTGGTCGATGACACCTTCAATGTTTTCCGTTTTGAATGCAACGGCCTCAAGGCGAAGTTCTTCGTGGACGGTGCTTATATCGCCACGCTCAATGCGATCGAAGATTCAAGCGGCAACAGTCAGGATTTCCCCGATGATATCAGTGTGACTCCAACTCTTGCCATTCAGAACGACTCAGCTGCGGCAGAGAAAATGGAAGTGGACTATATCCTCGTTGCCGCTGATCGTCATTAATGCGCCTGACCCAGCCACTGGCTAAGGTGTAGTCTCCAGCCATAGAAGGGGGTTCCTCCCCCCTTCTATGGTTTTATTAAGGATGATTTACAATGGAAGATATATCAGGCGAACTAGTCACAGTTTTAATTAGTGTTTGTGGCACGCTTGGTGTGGTTGTTGGCGCGATCGTTATGATCATGAAAAGTTTATTCAAGCGGCACTTGCTGTTCTTGGATCGCCTTGAAACAAACATACAACTTCAGACCGAGAGTGTGTCGAAAAGCGAGCAGCACCTTGCTGCTATTAGCCAAGCAAACACTGCCAACATTGAAATGCATCGGAACATTTATAGCCCTTTTGCTACGGTCCTGACCAACGACGCTATCCGTGAGTTTATGGAAGCGCAGAAGTTGGTTGTTCAGGGCGCACCAGACGAACAAGTGCTGGCAAAACTAGATAAGGGTATCTCAATTTTAGACTCACGGGAAAGGTAAATAGAAAAGTTCGGTTACTCGTTTTTATAAGGATAAAGCATGGCAAATCAAACCATCAATCAAGTTCAACGGACGTTTGTCCAAGGGTCTGCTCGTCAACACATTGAAACGGTTATTCGATTCAAATCCCTGTTAGACTCTTATGTTGATGACTATGACAATCAGCAGACTCCTATTGCTGAGACTGCTGATATTATCAATGACAATAGAGATTTGACCGCACCAAGGGATGATGCTCCCAACCTCACGGGTAATGACCTCAAGACGTTGCGTGACCTGTCACAGATTATGTCTAACACGTTAGACACTGCTTACGAGAACGATTTGATTTCCCTAGCAGCACGACCTGTATCATCCATCCGTAGAGGATAATAATGGTAGATCGGTATTACGCCAAAAAGACTACGATTGTCGCTTCTCCGAGTGACAGTAATGACGGCCTAGACCCTTGTGGGTTTGGCCTCAGTACTGCTGCGTGGGACGACACGGCCAAGACGCTAACCCAATCGGGAGCGTTCAGTAGCTACACATGGGCATCAGGTCACTTGATCTGGGTTAAGAGTTCAACCAGTTCGACACTGACTGCGGGTTATTATGAGATCACCAGTAAGACTGATTCTGACACTATTGTTCTCGCCTTGTACACATCACCCCGCGAAGATTTCTCAGGGACATGGGGTGCAGGCAACGACACAAATGTAGTCACAAGCAGCGGGCCATTTTCAACAATCAGGAAACTGACGACAACAGTCCTGCTCGGCGGCGACGAGTGCTACATCGACAACGGTGGAACATGGCAAGAATCTGGCGGTCAGTTCAGTTGGGGCAGTATCACTGGAGACACATACAGTATTCCGCTACACGTTATCGGGACTGATGGAGCAGGTGTTCCCTTAGCCTTTCCTAACCGTGTAACTATCACTGGTGCGTCGATGTCCGCTGGTGCTGAAATCATGTATACAAACGATGGACTCCACATGGAGAACCTTCGGCTAACAGCGGCTAGAGATAACGCACTCACAACGAGTGGCTCGATGGTGTCGCTATACAACTGTGAGATTGACAACGCTTTTGACATTGGTTGGTATATGAACAATCAGGATCAGAATGTCGCTATCGGTTGCGAGTTCCATGATAACGGCGAAGATGGTATTTACCAAGCTGCCGGGACTTTCTTATTCTGCTCTGTTTACGATAACGGTCAAGTAGGTATCTATGGCATAAGCACTGAGCTTAATATCCATTGTTGTTACATTTACGGTAACGGCGAGCAGGGGATCAGGAAGCATAATACAGACCATTTAGTTATATCAAACTCGGTCATCGCAAATAATACGCTGGACGGTATATATTGTAGTGGCTCTGCCGGTGTCAGGCTGGCGGGCGTGATACTCGCAGGTAACGGTGGGTACGGTGTGGAGATAGCCTCAACATCTACCTCACGACCAGCGGCAGCTGGTCACGGCGTGATCTTTTGGAATAACACTAGCGGCAACTTTGGAGGTGCTGGAATCAAAGCGATGGACTTCGCACTTGGTGTAAATAGTTACATCGACGCAGCTAGCGACCCGACTGCTGATTCTGTGAATGACGACTTCTCGATTGACGCAAGTGATGAGGCTTATGAACTGATGGGTTCAGTGGCAGGAACGATTGACCCTACTGCCGCAAACGCGATGGTCTATGATTCTGGAGCGTTTCAAGTTCGCGGCGGCGGCGGCGGCGGCAGCGCAAGCGGTGCCCGTAACCCAATGAGGGGACCAATGGGATGAGTAATTACTTTGGCGACATAGCAGAAGATGCAACGATCCGCATCCCGTTTAATACGTTTGATAGTAATGACCCTGCCGCAAGTGTCACGGCCACAGATTTGGCTGACGCGGACATTAAGGTTCACAAGGACGGTAGTGCCACGCAGATCGTAACTGACGGGGCGACTATCTCGATTGACTTCGACGGGGCTGCGGGTTGTCACTACGCCATCATTGATACGAGTGCTCACTCGGATTACTCAACCGGGTCAGACTATGACGTAAGGCTGGAGGGGATCACCGTGGATGCGGGGACGTTGAACCCGTGGATCGGATCATTCAGCATTCAGAACCGATACTCAGCCGCCGCAATCGACGCAGTTAAAGCCGAAACCGCACTGATCGTCGCTGACACGAATGAACTCCAATCAGATGATGTGCCGGGATTAATCGCAACGCTAGACGCTGTGGTCGATACCGTCAAAGTCGATACCGCTGCCATCCTTGTAGACACCGGAACAACCATCCCCGCCACGATCACAACGATTGATAATGAGATCGCAACTATCGATGGCATCGTTGACGCGATACTTGTAGACACCGGAACAACATTACCAGCAACGCTTGCGACTATTGATGGCATTGTTGACAGCATTCTTGTAGATACTAACGAGCTTCAAACTGATTGGGCTAATGGGGGCCGACTCGATCTTATTCTTGACACTGCGGCGGCTGGCGGTGGTGGTGGTGACGCGACCGAGGCCAAACAAGACACGATCATTGCTAATTTAGCTACCGTAGATGGTATCGTTGACAGCATTCTCGTTGATACCGGAACAACCATTCCTGCGACGATCACCACCATTGACAACGAGATTGCAGTGATTGATGGCATCGTTGACGCGATACTCGTTGACACTGGAACAACATTACCAGCAACTCTCGCAACCATTGATGGAATCGTTGATGACATCCTTGTAGACACTGGAACGACGATACCCGCAACAATCACGACAGCACAAAACGATCTTGACATTATCACCGGAGCCAGCGGTGTAAATCTATTAACCGCAACACAGGCGAGCATTGACGCGATTGAGGCAGACACTAACGAGCTTCAAACTGATTGGGCTAATGGTGGACGCCTTGATCTTATCCTCGACACGGCTGCGGCTGGCGGCGGCGGCGGCGGGGACGCGACTGAGGCTAAACAAGACACGATTATTGCAAATCTGGCTACCGTAGATGGTGTAGCAGATGCTATACTGGTAGATACTAACGAGCTTCAAACTGATTGGGCTAATGGTGGTAGATTGGATTTAATTTTGGACGCAATCTTGGTAGATACATCAGCAACAGGTGGTGCAGGTGCCGATGCTACGACCCTCGATCTCAAGGTCGGCGGCGTTGCATTAGCAGATGCGGATGTGTGGCTGACAAGTGACTCAGCAGGCAACACGGTTGTAGCGGGTACCAAGCAGTCTGACTCAAATGGCGAAGTGTTATTTATGTTGGATAATGGCAACACTTATTACATCTGGGCTCAGAAAGATGGTTATAATGCAATCCAAGGTGAGTCCTTTACAGCGAGTGCTGACTAATGGGTAATAGCTTTACATTAACGGCGGCGGCGGCAGGGTCTGGGGTCGGTAAGGATGTCGCGTACTATCGTGGCCAGATCCACAACGCTCTGGGTGGTCGCATGGACGATCGCACCACGATCTACGAGGTCGTGAACGATGCGGGTCGTTACATGTTCTCCATGGAGGAGTGGCCGTTTAACAAGCGGGTGCCTACTGATCTGGCCTTCACGGCGGATGATGCGTTCATTGCCTTGCCTGCTGACTTCGGCAAGATCATTAGCATCGAGGTGCCAAGCAACCTGCAGAACAGGGTACAGTTAACCTCGCCCGGCTATATTGAATACTTGCGAGGCTCTGACCTTCAAGATCCCTACAACTACCACGTCGCCATCGTCTACCCCACGCAGACAGCCCAGACAGGGTCACAAGGCGTGCCTCGCCTTGAACTATGGCCAACGCCGGGCACGGCAGACACGACTGCCCTGCGGCTCGTCTACGAGGCGAAGTGGACAACACTGACTGCGGTGACCCATGTGCCCAACATCCCCTTGGAGGCTGAGCCCCTGTATTTACAGATCGTGCTCGCCTTCGCGAGGTCGCTTGACAACCCCAGTCTCAACTTAACCGAGTTACTTGGTACAATAAACGCAGGAACAATGTTCAGAAATCTGTCCCGAACGTACGGGATGGCCCAGCGGTCGTTAGGTCTGTCCGAAGGAGGCATCGTGAACAATGCTCCTCGCGGTGAATACAGGCCGTTCGCAACAATCGCTGGTGCTTCTTAATCTATAGTCCCCAAGCTTGGACTTTAAAAACAAAGGATCCCCCACCATGAGTTTCAATCGAATCCAACGTGCAGTCGAAGGCCAAGCAATGGCTCCTCGATTTTCAATGAACAGTGAAGTGTTGGCGGCAGGAAAGACGCTCGCCTTGAATGATGCCCCCCACCAGCGATTCGATCCTGATGGTTCGACTCGCATCATTGTCCTGCCTGCAGTTGCATTGGCAGATGGCTCTTGGTTTGAGATCCTCAACTGGGCTGGTGGTGCCGAAGATCTCACGATCAATGATGCGTCTGGCTCCACGATTGCAACGGTCTCGCAAAACGAAAGTTGCAAATTTGTGTGTGACGGTTCGGCGTGGTACCACATGGGCATCACTACGATCGCCTTGGCGTAAGTTTGACTCCTTCAGTTAACTCTTGAAAGGAGTTTTATTATGCAACAATCAAGAGAGGGCCATGCGTCCAACATCCCGCTGCGAAAGTATCTCACCTCTATGAGTGTGCTGGATGCGTCGTTGGCAGCGGGTGTCGGCAACTCAGTATTTGCTGACTCGGACCTGCCCGCATCGGGCGAGCCCGACCACATCATTCCGTTTGGCGGAACCAAGAACCTGATGGTCATTCCGTTTGGAACGCAGACCGGGGGAACCCCATCTGTTGAAACGCTGACGATACGTTTGACGCTGTGGGATTTTATGGACCTCGCGGCAACAGACGAAGCCTCCAGCAAGCTGTGGATACCATCCGAAGTCGTCGAAGGGTTGTTCACGTTGGGGTCAAGGGCTCCGACCACGTTAGCCTTGACGGCCAACGATGATGTTGTGGCGGCGAGCACATTCTTTACCGACACTGCCGCTGCGTCATCGCAGTTTGAGTCACCAATTCAGACAGTTGGCGGGACACTTGGAATCTCCGCACCGCAGGTGAGCGACCTTAACGGCGTCACCTTAACCGGCACTGGTGGTATTGTTGACACTACGCCAGCGGCATTGACCCTTGCAAACAGCAAGGGCTTCTACGGTTGGTCTCTGGCGTTTGAAAAAGAAACAGCTGGCAGCTGCAACGCTTTGTATAGGATGTTCTAAGTGACATTGATGACGCTTGACACTGCCCGGACCACACTGCAAGACTCTGTTGCTCATGTGGGTACCGGCACGTACGACGAAGACGACTTGGATATCGCTATCCTTGCCGCTTGTCGTCACTTCATCAATGCGACCAACTGTTACACCCTCACTGAGACATGGACGATTGCCGCAGGTGATGGCAGTGTTGCGACGAGTGCGATCACGGGGTTAACCACACCTTGGTCACCGTCTATGTACCTCCACTCCTACAACTCCAGTGGCAGTGGGTTTATTTACATGCGGCTGCTTGACGAAAGTGCATGGATGGATCTGATGTCGGTGACGGCGACGGCGGTTGCGAGTACCAACATCACTCGGATCATGTTCCCTAATGAAACCGAGATGTATTATCATCCCGCCAACAGCGACTCGTTCACCATGCGTGTGACACGTCGTGGCGGCTTTGACTTTACGATCGGTCATGAAACGCCAGCCAGCGTGTCAATCCCTGTCCCTGAAAACTTTATCTACGACGTGCTCTGGTACGGCGCGAAGCACTACTTGCACAAGGGTGCGCCGGGTCATCCTGATGCCGACAATGTCCGTCAAGATTGGCTCCGTGTGATCGAGATGGGCAAAGAGCATTACAAGGTTGGGATGCCCAGCAGCAGGAGCCGCGACGTTAGGCCAAGGAACAGACGCGGAGGTAAATAGTGAGCAACTATCCTCTGTCTCAGCAGGGCCTCTTCACGCCGATTGATGGCACCAGTTCTATTCTTCATGGCACTGTCGCTTGGGCAACCAAGCAGCGACTTTATGATGTGACTGGGGTCCAAGGTAGCGGCAGTGAAATCATCGCCGACTGCTCTCCTCAATACGGCTTTGGTGCTGAGTTTGACGAGATGGCCAGTCAGGGCTGGGTCTTCAATAAACATTACACCTCTGGCGAAAAGTCTTCCATCACATTGGGTAACGTCGTAGTCAGGCCAACGCGGTGGTCTCTTCAAAAAGTCTGGCCTTTGTATGAAGTCTCTGGGGTCGGCCCTCATGGCCAGTGCGACGAGACGGCTAAGTGGGCAGCGGGTACGCCCGAGTTTATCCTGACGTGCGAAGGCTATCCCTTGCAAACGACAGGTCCAGTGGTCCGTACTAAATTGGTCCCTGTTACGTTTGTCGCTTCAGGCATCGGCACGATGACTTGGTCGAACGATGCACATGTAGAGACATTTGAGTTCGCCAATCAATTCACCAAGGGTGGCAACTCGGTCTTTCGATTCAGGGGCAAGATCGCAGGGGACATGACGTTGTCTGCTGTCCCGGCAGCGGACGCCGCCGACTTGAAGTGGTTGCTGGAAGCCAAGAAGCCAGTGCGGGGAACCTTCACGCTGGATGGTGATGCGGAGACCATCTCTGAAAAAGCTATCATGTATGACGTCAGCCTCAAGTACAACGCCGCGTACGGCGGGCACGTTACCGCGAGCACGAAGATGCGTGTTGATGCTAAAGACGAAGGGATTTATGTATGACCGACGAACAAGCACAGCAGATGCTCGACGCGATCGAGGCTCAAAAAGAAGCCCTCGATAAGATCCTCGTTGCCATTCAAGAGCTTCCTGAGGTCACTGCTTTTGCCATCGCTCGCGAGTTAGGGGTGGACAATGGCTAACTTACATCGCAGGCGGATCTTCTCCGGCACGACCGCGACAAGGGGCGTCACCGATCCTCGTGACACCATGTTCCGAGAGCTGCTTCACTTCGACAACGTCACACCCGGCGTGGTCGAGAAGGCTGTTGACAAAGCCCTGACTGTTCTCCCGACCGTCCGAACTATCTCTGGGTCGAACTGCTCGTTGATTGATGTTTCGGGTCGCCTGATGTCGTGTGATACGGCGATGGTTACTGCTCGCTACGGCAACAAGGCGAGCAACGGCGGTACCAACAAGGAGCAGAACATCGACATGGATCTGGGGTTCGCCTCTGTCCAGTGGGTGCAGACTGCATTGCCATATGTCGAACCACCTCGTACGGCTGGGAAGACGTACGAGCAGTGGGTATTGGCTTATCAAGCACTCATTGACGCCGCAGTTGCGGCGACTGATGGTGGCGAGGGTTCGTTTGATGACAACGGCATGCCCAGCGGTGCGGCGAACACTAATGGCGCGGGCAGGATTGCACCTTATGCGTATCAGGTTCCGGTCTGGACGATCCGTGTTCGTGCCGTGTTGAACAGCCACCCGGGTCCACGGATTAAAGTTTATAGCACGAGGCGGGTGAATAAGGTTCCTATCACATGGGCTGGATTTCGGTTCGAGGCTCGCACGCTTCGCTTCGACGGCGTCAAGACGCGGCAGTATGGCAATAAGTGGAACTGCATGTACAGCTTCTCTTACAAGGGTGGCGGGTGGCACGAGCAGCGACTGATCGGTGCGACATGGAAGCCCACGGACTCTGACGGTGAGCCGGAGAAGGATAGCTCGGGCAACGCTATAGAAACAAGGTCTGCCGCTTTCGGTACGACTCCGATGTATAAATCTCTCAGTTTTGAGTCACCCGGCTTCCCGGACAAGTAATATGCCTATTGAAGATCATGATCCATTTACGGGGACAAGTCCATTCAACAGGACGGAACTGTTGAACGAGATGGCTTCGATTGTCCAGCGCGTCATGAAGATGACTGGCGGCCCGGGGATCCTATTGCAAAACTCGGACGGCGGTATCACGATCGCCACGATCGACGAGGACGGTGATGAAGGCGGCAGTAGCGGCGGCGGCATGTTCGCTGTCTTGGTCCAATGGGACGGCTTTGGCAACTCGGGTAGTGCCACTGAGCAATGCTCCTACACTTACGACGTGAGAAGCCTGAGTGGCCAAGAGCTGGGTAAGGGTTTGTCACCGCTTAAGAACCGATCGCTATTCGGCAAGTATACTGCCCCCACTCGCGGCGACTTCAACGTGTATGGCACGGGGTTTTATACTGGTGACGGCACGTTCAGGTTATATGATGCGAACGAAGTTTACTCTACCGAGGAATGTGCCTAATGCCGAGTGATGGTATTGTCACAATTACAAGTGATGGAAAGTTCTCGCTCAAGAATGGCGTGCTTGATATATGTGACGAGTGCTGTGGAGATTGTTTTTCCTCATGCCAACAAACGCCAACCAACTCGCCAACGTGTGGCACTTTAGTTCCCGGTATTTGCGGAGCAACAATACCTTCGCTGTATGACGTTGCGCCAAGTTACACCGACGCGGTGAGTTACCACGTTTGGACATGGGAGGGAGATATATTTGATACACCATCGCTAAATTTTATCTTAGAGGTGAGATGTCAGGTTAGTGACCAGCAAGTTGGCGCGAGAAGCCTCACGAGCGTCACCAATCCAGACATGGGTGGCAACGATTCGGCGTGGGCAGGATTCAAAGACATCACCGGCAATTTATCATGCGGCGGGGACGGCAACTTGTCAGGGAGTTTTAGTTTAGAAGGGCTTGATGGCGGGTGTGAGGCAGACATTGCGACGTTTACATTATGATTCCAAAAGTATTTCATCTTGTATGGGGCCACGATAAGCCGCTGCCTGATTACGGCGTGAAGCATATCGCGAAACTCAAAGAGCTATACCCTAGCTGGAAGGTAAAAGTGTGGCTGGACTTCCCGCACGAACGTGTCACCGGGGACGCGATGGATATTGCCGCGAACTATGGGGCGAGATCTGACATTATGCGGTTGGAAATCTTGCACAGGTTCGGCGGGTGCTACCTTGACGTGGACGTTGAACCCTTAAAGGTATTCCCTTGGTTTGATACATTCAGTAATATATCATGCAAGCAGTCGGCAGGCGTCGGCTCGCACTTCATCGCCGTACCGCCAAAGTCTGTTGCGATGAGATCAGCTCTTGGTCGCATCAACAAC